GACGCGGGTTATGGAGTAGACGATAACCTTGTGTTTGTGACCTCACAGGGCGAGATTATTGTTTATCGAGGCACAGACCCCGCCTCTGCAAGTACATGGGCTTTAGCGGGCGTTTGGAAGCTCGGAGCACCCGTTTCTAGGCGTTGCTTGTACAAGTATGGCGGCGACTTGTTAATTCTAAGTTTAGATGGCTTGCTCCCATTAGCCTCGGCTTTGCAATCAAGCCGACTTGACCCAAGGGTAAATTTATCCGACAAAATTCAAGGCGCTATCACTGAAGCAACAACTCTTTACCAAAATTCATTTGGTTGGGCTTTGCTTTATCACGCCAAAAACAATGCTTTGTGGATCAATGTCCCTGTTGGTCTTGGTTCGCAAGAGCAATTTGTGATGAACACAATTACGAAGTCATGGACAAAATTTACAGGCTGGGATGCTAACTGTTGGGAAACATTTAACGACAATCCTTATTTTGGATCAGATGGTTATGTTGGGTTGGCGTGGGATGGTTTTACTGATGATGTGATTGACATCAATGGAATTGTTTTACAAGCGTTTAACTATTACGAAAACCGTGGTGTCAAAAAATACTTTACAAGAGCCAGGCCATCTATTTTTACAAATGGAACTCCTAACATTTTGGTTGGCATAAATGTTGATTTTGATTTATCAGACACAACCGGGGCTTTGAACTTTAGTCCGTCAAACTATGGGGTGTGGGGAACATCGCTTTGGGATAACGCATTGTGGTCAAGCGGAACAATCATCACAAACAATTGGCAAGGGGTCACGGGCATTGGTTATTGCGCGGGGATTCAGCTAAAATCAGCCTCACAAGGCTTGCAAATTGAGTGGGCCTCAACTGATGTTGTTTTCCAACAAGGATGGGCTGGAATATGAACCCAAGGATGGAAAAATTTGCGGATGTTTCAGCCGAGGCCGTGGTGCTTATTGGCAAACATTGGGCTGAACTTTATGGCAATGCCAACCTAAGAAGTGATCTGGGTGGCATGATTGAGCTAGAGAAAACAGGAAATTTTGCATACTTTACCTTGCGCACCGAAACGGGTGAATTGGCTGGTCATGCAGGTTTTATGGTGTTTAGATCGCCTTTTTATGGCGCAATGCAAGCAATAGATGTTTTTTATTATGTGCTGCCAGAGCATCGAGGCGGGTTGGGAATTTGCAAAATGCTTAAATTAGCAGGGCAAATGCTTAAAGTTAATGACGTAAGCCAAATCATGATAAGCCACAAAAAAAATCAAGATTTGAGCGTTCTGCTTGCAAGAGCAAACTACGAGCCATCAGGCGATACATACGAATTTAAGGAATAAAAATGGCTTTCTTATGCCCTCAACCCAAAGCGCCCGCAACGCCTGATTATGCGGCTGCTGCTACCGCCCAAGGCGCGGCGAACAAAGAAACAGCGATTACTCAGGGTTACCTAAACAATCCTAATATACAAGGCCCATTAGGAGGTCAAAACGTATATTTTGATCCTACTACAAATCAGCCTTCTATAGTGCAATATCTAACGCCAACAGCGCAAAAAACGTTGGAGGCGCAGCAACGAGTTCAACTAGGATCGGCAAACCTTGGTGAAACAGGTTTAGCAAGTGCATCAAATATTCTGGGAACGCCATTTCAATATACAGGGCCACAAACAAACACTTCAATTGCCAATGCTGGCGCTATACAAGGTGCGCCTGATCTGTTGGGCATGGGGCAGGCTTATGGTGGATTTACAGGCGATAGGGCTTCCGGTGTTGACCCTGGCGGTACGGCTCAAGGAAATGTGCAAAGTGGTCAAGCATATGGTCAGGTTTCTAATCCGCAACAATTTGCCAATTTCCAAGGTCAACAAGCAACTGGCGGCGTTAATATTGAAAATGCAAGAGGTGATTTTCAAGGCGGGACTGCAACTGGCGGCGTAACTGGCCCATCTTTGCAACAAAGTTATGGCAATTATGGGGCCGTTGAAGGTGCTCCCAATTTAGGACTTTTTGGCGCAGCTTCATCAATTGGCGCGGGTCAATATGGGTTATCTCAAAATAATGTTGGCGCAAATCAATATGGTTTAGCACAAGGTAACGTTGGCGCAAATCAATATGGTTTAGCGGGCGGCATCAACCCATCTCAATATGGCACAGCACAAGGCGGTGTTGGCGGCGTTAATCTTCAGCAATCTGTTGGAAATATTGGGCAAATAAATCAAAATTTAAATGCCAATAATTATCTTGCAAATAATCAATTAAATTTGAGTAATGTTGCTCAAATGCCTGTTAATGCGGGAACTACAGGCCAAGCAGCAATTATGTCTCGGCTTGCGCCTCAGTTGGAGCGCCAACAAAAAGCAACTGCCCAAAATTTAGCAAACCAAGGTTTGGTGGCGGGTGGTGAGGCATACACAAATGCCATGCGAGATCAAAGCCAGCAGCAAAATGATTTGCTGACTCAAGCGGCTTTGCAAGGTATTGGTTTGGATACTGCGGCAAATCAACAAGGCTTTAATCAAGCGTTGGCTTCAGGTCAATTTGGAAATACTGGTATTCAACAAAATTTTGGCAATGCTTTGGCGGCTCAACAAGCGCAGAACGCGGCGCAAGGCCAGGGTTTTAACCAACAATTGCAATCAGGTCAATTTGGTAATCAAGCGCAATTGGCAAGTTTTGGTGTCAATTTGCAAAATCAACAAGCTGGCAATCAGGCAATTGCACAAAATTATGGTCAAAGTTTAAATGCGCAACAATTGGCAAATCAAGCGGCTGCACAAAATTTTGGTCAGGGCATAACAGCTCAAAATGCTGCAAACGCTGCCGTTTCTCAAAACTTTGGGCAAGGTTTAGCTGCTCAACAAGCTGGCAATCAATCTGTTGCACAAAACTTTGGTCAAGGTATAACCGCATCCAATGCGGCAAATGCGGCAATTCAACAAAACCAAAATGCAGCGTTGCAACAACAAGCAGCGGCAAACCAAGCGCAAGCGCAACAATATGCACAGTCTCAAGGTAATGCACAGTTCGCCAATCAAGCTCAATTAGCTGGATTCGGTGCAAATCTGCAAAACCAACAAGCGCAAAACCAAGCTATTGCCCAAAATTCAGCCCAAGGATTAGCCCAACAGCAAGCATATAACGCGGCTATTGGTCAAAATTTTGGTCAAAATTTGCAAAATCAACAAGCACAAAACCAAGCTATTGGTCAAAATTACCAACAAGGCATGGGAACTCAAGCGGCGCAAATTCAAGCGGCTGCTCAAAACTTTGCTCAAAACGTAGCCAATCAGCAACTTGGAAATCAAGCAACACAGCAAAATTTCAACAATGCGTTGGCTACTCAAGCGGCGCAAAACCAAGCAATTGGGCAAAACTTTGGACAGAATGTAACTAAACAACAACTTGCAAATGCTGCTATTGGTCAGAACTATCAGCAAGGGATGAACACCCAGGCAGCTCAAAACCAAGCGCTTGCGCAAAATCAAGCAACAGCTACACAACAACAACAATTGGCTAACGCTGCTCAACTTCAGCAATACAACCAAAACCTTGGCGCGGGGCAGTTTGCTAACCAAGCGGCTTTGCAAGAGTTGCAAAAACAACTGACATTGCGCAATCAACCTTTGAATGAAATCACGGGTTTGATGAGTGGTTCACAGTTGCAGATGCCTCAATTCCAAGGCTACAACCCAACGAATATTGCGCCTGCGCCTATATTTGCGGGTGCGCAAGCACAGGGTAATGCGGCATTGCAGAACTATGGTATTGCGCAATCAGGCGCTAATGCCACAACAAGTGGTTTGTATGGTTTGGCGGGCGCGGCAATGATGTCTGACCGCAGATTGAAGTCAAACATTGAGCGCATTGGCACGCACAAACTTGGGATCGGTATTTATGAATACGACATATTTGGCGGGCGTCAACAAGGCGTAATGGCTGATGAAGTTGAAAAAGTTATGCCTGAAGCCGTTGTGATGCACCCAAGTGGTTACAAAATGGTCAACTACGGTTTATTGGGATAAAACATGGCTAATGCATACGAACAGTTTAATGTTGCAAACCCTTACCAGTTGCAACAACAGGAGTTGGATCGCCGCCAAAAGATGGCTGAGATTCTTCAGCAGCAAGCATTTGAGCCTGTGCAGGCGGGTTCCTATATGGGCATCCAAGCCCCAATCAGCCCTGTTCAAGGTTTGGCTAAAGTGCTTCAAATGTACTTAGTAAACAAAAAACAAGAAGGCTTAAAAGAAGAACAAAAAGCATTGGGTGAAAAATACCAAGCAGATACATCCTCTGACATTCAGCGATTGATTAAAGGATTGCAAGGTCAAGCGGCAACGCCAGAAGTTAAGCAAGAGCTAACAGCGGCAGATTTTGAAGACAATCCAAACCTTGCATCAACATTTTCGCAAATGCAGCCTGAACAACAAAAGGCGTTCACTACACCCGCTGTTCAGGCAAGGGCGGCGGGGACAATTGACCCGTCAATGATTGGCGAGTTTAAAACGCCTGCGATGCAACAGCAGGCTTTGAGTATGTACATGAACCAATTGGCTCCTAAAACGCCTTTGATTCTTAAAGAAGGTGAAATTGCATATAACCCAACAACATATGCAAAAATGTTTGAGGGTGGTGCAAAATCACCTTTTGGCAATGTTAATCCCGCCTCATTTACACCCGAGAGTTTAAAGGCGTTTCAAGACAATGGCGGTAAAGATATGTCTTTATTACTGCCAGCAGTTAGCGCAGATACCCAAG